TTTTTCAGTCACAAAAAAAAAAAAGAAATTTGAGATTTAGACCATTATGCTCACAACCAACTTTTTTATTTTTTTTTGATATTTTTCTTCAAGAAATTAAAACTAAAACTGAAAAACTTTTAAAAAAATGAAGAATAAATCTCTCTTTTTTTAAAAAAGTTATTTGAAGTTGGGATATGGATACAAATTACAACAACTTATTACACAATTTTACATGATAATTGGGTTTGTAATTCTTGGATTGAATCACGATATGCGATGATTTTTTCATTTGATCTTTCATTTAAACTATGTTTCTCATTATGCAATTGTTGCAATTCCATCCTTAATGTAGATATTTCATTGACATATAAATACATTTTATTTTTAAGAATTTCGTTCTCACACGCAATTACTTTACTATGTTTAGACATACATATACCCATTTTATCTAATATACTATATCTGATGATTTTTTTTTTAAATCTTAAAACCAAATTATAATGTATGCTATCAAAAAATGAAGAGTGTATACTTTTTTATGTCGATACCAGTTTATCTCATTTAACAGATATTAAACAATATATTGATGAATTAGACGCGTCTGTAATTTTAGCATTAGTATATTCATATGAAAACACAAAGGTGTTAACAAATGAATTAATAATTCAGATTAAAAAAGAGGTTGAGTTCTTTGAACATAAATCTCCTCATATTCATTGTATATGTCATATAAATAATAAATATAATGTATTTGTTATGAAGGATCATATTATTAACGATATCCATAAATATAATCCGAAATATATGTATATTCACTCCGAAAACAACACTTTCCTGAGCAAATATTTAGACACTGCTAATATTACAACTGACACATCATACTTGACGAATATCCAGCATTAAATTATAAATATTTATAATCTTCATTTAATATACATGGGAAATTTTATGAGCGGATATATTAACGGCAATGAAGATGTACCAAATGTACCAACCGCGAGTGTACCTTCAATTGATAAGGAAGAGCTACTATATAAAGAGTATGAAGATGGGGGTCTAACGTTTGGAGGTAAATCAACAAAGAGTAAATCAACAAAGAGTAAATCAACAAAGAGTAAATCAACAAAGAGTAAATCAACAAAGGGTAAATCAACAAAGAGTAAATCAACAAAGAGTAAATCAAAAAAGAGCGCATAATTACAAATATATACCGTTGATATTTATCATAAAAATTGATTAATATCTTCGCATAGGGATCAAACATAATAATAACAGCACTACAATGCCAAAAGAAATATATTTCAATAATTGTAAGTACATTGTCGGTAAAAATGCTAATGAAAATTGGAATATTTTAGGTGACGCTGAATATGGTGATATTTGGATTCATTTACATAATAAACCGTCGTGTTACGTAATATTACAAAGTAAATATGTAATAAGTGAAGAGCATATTACATATGGATGTTTATTATGTAAACAGAATTCAAAATATAAAACTGACAAACTTCTAGTATCAGTAATTGATGTTGAGTATGTAAAGAAAGGCAAATGCGTTGGTGAGGCAATATTACTACAATCTCCGAGGACGATATTGATTTAATAGAAAAATATATAAAGATTTCATTATATATTTTTTATGTGTGGTATATTAGGAATCATCAATGCTATGGCTCCATACATTTATGAAAAAAATTTCGGTAATGGCTCGTCGCGTGGTCCCGAATATTCTTCACTGAGATGTTTTCGTGGAAATATAGTTCTAGGATTTCATCGGTTGTCAATTAATGGATTAGATTCTGATTCTGATCAACCATTAGAGATTGATAATATAGTACTTGTATGTAATGGAGAAATATATAATTATAAAGAACTGTACCAACTTATAGATGAAGAATCCTGTCGCGAAACTGATTCTGACTGTGAAATAATCATACATCTATATAAAAAGTATGGAATCGAACAAACATTACAAATGTTAGATGGAGAATTTTCATTCATTTTAATTGATATAAATTTAGAACAAGGTTTCGTGGCGCGAGATCCTTATGGACTAAGGCCGTTATTCCATTATAAAAAAGATACCCTTCTCATGTTCACATCAGAACTAAAAATGATTAATTCTCATATTAGTCAGGATAATCACGTACATCAATTCGAACCAGGTACATTTATGAAGCTTAATTTGAAAAAATGGTTAGTTAATATTGAATATAAAAAACGGTTTTCTAATTTTCCTTTTTCATATTCAACATTAAATTCTGTAGATGGAGATATCGTAGGGATTATGAAACAAATCAATTCTAACTTAAGAGAAGCAGTTAGAAAACGACTTACAAATACCGATAGAGAGGTTTGTTGTCTACTCTCTGGCGGAGTAGATAGTTCGCTAATATGTGCAATTGCTCAGGAATACTCTCAAACACCCATAAAAACATTCAGCATTGGATTAAAAGATTCCATAGACTTGATCAATGCTAAAAAGGTTGCCGAATATATAAAAAGCGAGCATCATGAAGTCATTGTTTCGGACGACGAATTTTTCAACGCAATACCTGAAGTCATTCGCGTGATTGAGAGCTACGATACAACAACAGTTCGTGCGAGCGTTGGAAACTACCTCATATCTAAATATATTAGAGATACGACAGATTGTAAAGTAGTTTTGAATGGTGATGGAGCAGATGAGCTTTCTGGTGGATATCTTTATTTTTCAACTTGTATAGATCCTATTGAATTTGATAAAGAATGTAAACGATTATTGAATGATATTTGCTATTTTGATGTATTGAGATCTGATAGGTCTATTTCAAGTAATGGTTTAGAGGCAAGGACGCCATTTCTTGATATAACTTTGGTCCAACATTATTTATCGATTTCCACGCATTTAAGATGCGATTCCACAAATGAACGCATGGAAAAATTTCTCATACGAATGGCATTTAACTACGATAATTTACTACCTGATGAAATATTATGGAGAAGAAAAGAAGCTTTCAGTGATGGAGTTAGTGGAGTTAGTGGAGTTAGTGGAGTTAGTGGAGCTAATAAATCATGGAGTGAAATTATAAAAGAGAAAATTAATCAATTACCTGATGAAATGTTATCAAATATAAATAAGGAGTATGATCATAATAATCCTACAACAAAAGAACAACAGTATTACCGATATTTATTTGAACAACATTACAGATATTGTGAAAAAACAATACCATACTTATGGATGCCAAAATATGTAAATGCTGACGATTCTAGCGCTAGAACGCTTAGTATATATAAACCTTCCGTATAAACCTTTCAGTATAGACATACCCATAAATATGGGATTAAGTATTTTCAGTATTTACCGCAATTATTTACCACAATTATTTACCACAATAAACAACACCTAAAACGTCCAGTAATTCTGAATCTTTTTCTTCCGTTTGAATCTATTTGAATAATGACTGATTTTCCTTTCCTGATAGAATTACTATATGCCTGTAAAATGTCCCCAATTTGTTCATTATTTAAACAAATAATACACAAAGTATCTTCTTCTACACAATTGATACATGTTAGACGATTACATAAATTACATACAACAAATGATCTTTCCTGATTGCAACACTGACATATTAGCGAACCTATGTCCATAACTGTTCCTTTTCTGTGATTGAGGATTAAATTACTCATAATTCGTATAGTTTAATAATATGAATTATGAACACTAGCTCATATTTTTTGATATATACCTACGTATATATATCCTTCAATTTTACAAATCGTATAAAGAATATAAAGAAATTGTAGAAATATATTATATTAAAAAATGAATGACAAACAATCTATTATTAAAAATCATGATATACTTATTCCATACAGTTCACCTGACGTTCGATCTGAAAGTTATGAAAGTTATGAAAGTGTAAATGAATTATCATCTATCATGAATAGAAAAGTATCGCATACTAATATATCTCCTAAAAGCATGAGAAAACGAGAAGATAGACTGGATATAAGTAAGTCACCACAAATAAGCGATATAATGAAAATTATATCTCTATCCGACGAAGAATATAATAAATTTCCCAGTATTCAAAAAAAAAAATAATATTTTTCATAATATTTTTCATAATATTAATAATGTATGAAAAATAATGATTGTAGTATTTATACAAATACTGTATTTAGTTGCTGTGTGGTTTTAACAAATGTTGTACATTTTGCCATATTTTTAATATTATGAGCATTAATATAGGTACATGTACTACGCAGTCCACCTAAATAATCGTGTACCGTATCATTTAAATCGCCTTTATAAGGTATTGTTACTACTCTTCCTTCAGATGATCGGTAATTTGCCATTTTTCCATAATGAGTTTCCTGCGCCTTTTCAGAACTCATGCCATAAAATAATTTGTATTTTTTACCATCACGATCTATGAGATCACCAGGATTTTGATCATGTCCGGCAAATTGTCCTCCCATCATAACAAAATCTGCGCCTCCACCAAATGCTTTTGCCATATCACCAGGGCATGTTATTCCTCCGTCAGCTATTATGTGCCCTCCTACACCATGTGCCGCATCACAACATTCTAAAATTGCTGATAATTGAGGCATACCTACACCTGTTTTTAATCTAGTAGTGCAAGCACTTCCAGGACCAATTCCAACTTTAACTACATCTACCTTTCCATTTAGTATCAGATCTTCAACTATTTCCCTAGTGACAACATTACCTGCTACGATAATTTTATCAGGAAATTCATGGCGTACTTTTTGACAAAATGATGATAACTTATCAATATATCCATTGGCTATATCAATACATATCCAGTTGCTGTGAATAACTTTGAATATGTTTTTTAAATTTTCAAAATCATTATCTGATATTCCTGTTGAAATCATAAATAAGTCCGGATTTACATCCATATCCTTTTGAAATTTAATATAGTCGTCTGGCTTATAAAATTTATGTAATGCTGTAACCATTCCATGTTTACTTAAACATTCATATACTTCAAAAGTGCCAGTGGTATCCATATTTGCCGCAATTATTGGTATATGTTCCCATGAGTTTTTCGCATATTTAAATGTCATCTTTCTCGTTAAATTTACGTTTGATCTGGATGAAATGGTTGATCTTTTCGGTCTAATCAAAACATTATTAAAATCAAGTTTTTCATCGTATTCGATTTTATTCATATAATACATATAAAATCAAATGTTTATATACTTTTTAATCCTCAATGTTTGGCATTTCGTCGTTTAATCTCATAATTGAAATCTTTCTCTGTTAATTTGTATCCCCAATGTTGTAATACCTGTCTTATTTTAGGACTTACTGATATATCGTCCCATTTTGCTTTTTTTTTTATAATTTGAGTTACTAAAAATCTCATAAATCGTCCCTTACATCCAGCAAGAGCTTTCCATCGTCTAATTTGTCGCTCATCATCTATTGATCTTTTCCCCATATGGAAGTCACAATACCAGTGTACCCAACCATACGGATGAAGCTCCTTTATCCATCCTTTACTTTCCCAAAATTCTAATGAAGTTCCAACACGAACCTTATATTTATTTTTACTGACGTCATAATCACACGATGATAATGTAGTCTCATCTATACCCTTCCACCATGTACGTGGATATACATGATGTATATTTTTATAGTTTTTTTTATTTACACCTGAAAAAATGGGTCTCCAATATGTTCCTCCAAATGAACCTAATTGAAAAATTTCACGAGGTGATAAATTAGGCGTAAAATCAATAAAATCTTTATACTTAATTCGTGGAGATCGTTTTCGTGTTTTTCTACCACTCATCTATATATATATATATATATATATATATATCTTATATTTTTAAAACTGTGGTCTCTTATATAGAATTTGTATTGCTGTGCACAATATTTTCACCATTATTTTCACCCGTTAATGTTGCTTCAAAATCTTTCTTGATTTTTTCTCTTTTGGCATCATTTACTTGTCTCGTGTGATGTGAAAGAATTTCTTGAAATATATCGAGACCTTTTAAAAAATCCTCTTCGCATGTAACATATAAGGATGTAATTAACTCCTGAGTTCTAGACACTATTTCATCAATGTTTTTATATACTAATTTGGGATTAATAATGACTTTTTCTCCTTTTTCAGTATTTACTATCGAAAATATCTCCCTTAAGATATTAACTATCGTATCTTGTTGTTTATTTACCTTTATATACATCTCGCGTAAATGTTTTGCGTATTTTCCAAACAGTTCCTCACTCAATGATCCTTTGATCTGTTTTTTTAAAGATCCATTTGTTGTACAATCCGCCTTACTGAATTGTATGAGTTTTATATCAGAAAACTTTTTAATATTTTCAGGAAGACTACCTGTAGTACCTGTATATGCATTATAAAATTTAGATAATGCTTTATTATACTTAGTTTTCATGTTATCACTCATCTTATCAAATTTTCCAATATCAAAATTATATTCATCATTGAAAAGTGAAGAAAATTCAACCATACCCTCTTCGTTTGATAAATTCATGGCATTTCCATGTTTATCAATATTCATACTACATATATCAGGATGTACCAATATATCTTTATTTTTTTCAACGTCATAATCCTGTCCATTTAACAATGCATTTAATCGTCTATTACATAAATTAATTTGAGTGAAAGTGTAACTTAAATTTTTAGGTATTGTATTTTTCTGACTTTCAGGGACTTCATGAGTGATTCCAAATTCATCCTTATATGTGTACATAGGATTAACTGTCTTTAATATAGCAGCATACACCTGAGCTATCTTTATATAAAATTTTGATATTCCGTTACATATTCTTCTTTTATCTGTCTTATTTTTGACATCTAAATTATTAATTTGATCTTTTTTGAAATATATAATTTTATCTGTAGTCATATCGTCTATAACTACCCCTTTTTCTGTTCTCTGTTTTAAATGTTCAAGATCCATAGCAGTTAACTTATTTTCCAGTATGTCAGATGTCATAATTACTAAATCATCGCAGAAGTATAGATCGCTTATTTTTTTGCTACCTGATATGTTTGAACTAGTAACAAATTTTGCCGCCAGACTGTCTATTTTTAATAAAAAATCAGTCACATCTGATGTATTTTCCTTTATATTTGATACCGAATTACCCATTAATATATATATGGTATATTTTATAATAGAATATTTTAAATAAAATTGATTTAAAATAATCAACTATAGATATTACTATATATATGGAAACTATATCGAAAACAAAAAAGAAAAAATATAATAATATAAACAAAAAAGAAATTTGGGACAGCTTCGCTGACGACATCAAAGAGTTGAATAATATCGAGTGTATTTTTACAAGAGATTATAATTCATGTGAGGTATGTGACTCACATCTTGCTTTAACCGAGGAGGGATATATGTCGTGTAGTAATTCAGTATGTTCTATTATTTACAAAGATATAATCGAAACTACTGCTGAATGGAAATATAACAATAATGATAATACACCAGACCAAACACGTTGTGGAATGCCTATTAATCCATTATTGGAAGAATCTTCGTACGGTTGTAAAATAGCATGTAGCGGTAAAAGTTCGTATGAAATGAGAAAAATTAAAAGATATTCTGAATGGCAATCAATGCCATATAAAGAAAAATCACAGTATGATGAGTTTCAAAGAATTATTAATATGGCTCAAAATGGTCACATATCTAAGATTATAATTGATGATGCTATTCGTTATCATAAAACAATATCGGATAATACCACGTTTAGAGGATTGAATCGCGATGGAATAATTGCGGCATCCATTTATATATCGTGTAGAATAAATAAAACACCTAGAAGCGCTAAAGAAATAGCAAAAATATTTCATTTAGATAACACCAGTGCTACTAAAGGATGCAAAAATGCGATAACTATAATAAACACAATAGAGAAGAATTTATCCCAAAGTGAAAAAAGTGATTTTGGATCAACCAATTCTGAATCATTTATTGAGAGGTACTGTAGTAAAGTAAATATACCAGCAGATTTAATAAAATTAGCGCTATTTATTTCAAAGGTAATTAATTCGGGTAATATGATTCCAGAGAATACTCCTCCTGCAATAGCAGCAGGAATCATATATTTCATAGCGGTTGAATGTAATTTGAGTGTTACAAAAACCATTATACATCAGGTAAGCGAAATTAGTGAAGTCACTATAAATAAATGTTATAAAAAAATGATCCATATGAAGGACAAGTTAATGCCAAAAATGTTTATAGAAAAATATAAACGATAAGTATATAATGCGTAAAATTATTATCTCATCTATGTTTTGTGTCATAATAATTTGGATTACATATCCAATATATGAAGATTTTGTTAACCATAAAACTTTTTCTAATACTGATGTCTGGGGAATACGCGAATTATCATTCACAAAACACATAACAGTATTGACAAAAGAAATATTGGGAACTATTCCAAAAATACCATACATAGACAGTAATAAAGATAAAGAAGAAGACAAAATACGGAAAGAGTTAGATGAAATCAAATACGAAATAAGTACATGTTCTAATTATACTTTAAATAGGATTAAAGAGGAAATCAGTTTAGATGGTATATTGAATCGTTTTTTATATACATCGTTAGATAAAGAAATAATTAATAATGTAATAAACATACATGTCAATCCGTTAATAATGACGATTAAAAAAACATTTAATCGTGTAAGACCATATAAATTAGATGAAACTATTATTCCACTTATTGATAAACAACCAAGTCCATCATATCCGTCTGGTCATGCGATTCAAAGCTATTTCATTGCTTTTCTATTGGGAGAAAAAGAACCATTAAACAAAACTCATTATATAGATAGTGCTCATGATATATCCATAAATAGAATGATATCTGGTGTCAACTATAGAAGTGATATAGAATATGGTAAAATGATTGCTAATAAAATATATGCCTTTTTTTCTGAATCAAATAATCCATTATTATAACTATTGAATAGAATTTACGTATATATAATATAATCATATTAATACAATGATTTTATATACAGGAATAGTGACACTCGTATTCTTAATTATGTGGATAGAAACACAACATTTCATTATAAAAATGAAACGATATACTAATATGTTAGTTATACTTGTAACACGATTTATAGATTTTAATGAGAGTACACGGGCATGTTCTACACAACTTAATACACAACTTAATACGCAATCAAGTACCACCATTATTCCAGCATCCAATTCGATTAAGAGAGATGAAAATTCAGTGGTGCATCATACCGTTACTAAGTTTGTGTCTTCTAGATGGGATAATTATGAAATTAACGTATATAAAAATGAAAAAAAATGGTTACAACTACTAAGTAGATCGAAATACTTTCCAAAGCCAATATTATTCGACGATGTAGCACGAATAATTACAACACAGTATTGTGGTACTCAATTAACTATTGAAAATATACCAACTGATTTTATGTCTCAGGTAGAAGAACTGTTAAACGAGTTGGATAAATATAACTGTAGACATAATGATATTAAACCGTCAGAAATACTTGTTCATAATAATCAGCTTTATTTAGTTGACTTCGGATGGGCGCATATAACGAGTGAAGAAAATCCTATTTCGTGGCCGAAAGCACTTGGTGGTAAATTTAAATGTAATCCATTAAATGACAGAGGAAGCATGTACAATTCTATTGTTTATATTCTGTGTAAAATAATCAATGATAAGATACAACGAAATAATGTTTGTATTGCTAACATTAATAAACAATTAAGCGTTGTAAACCCTGTAAGAAGATTTCAGCTTCCTGATAATATAAAATTAGAAGATGAAGTTGAGTGGTGGAATACTATAATTAATTCATTGTTGTAAAAAAATTGAATATATTTAACATAGTATATCTAGGTATATAAAAAAGTAATATGGAGCTTAAAGTTGAAATTGATTTCGATGAATCTTCAAAGGAATGGCGTCGTAATAAAAATCAGCTGGGCAATTGTATGTATTCATACAAAAAAACAAAAAAAAATTGTCAACATGTTAATGATGGTGGGAAACGTTGTAGAAAAAAGTGTGTAGTAAATGATAATTTCTGTGAGATACATTTCTAAACATGATTTTTCATAAATAATATTTAACACATACGTAAAATATTATTATTATTATTGTATTTCAATACTTCTATACTGCTGTGCATTTAACATTTCAATCATCAAATATATCATCATTATCACCATTTATTTTTAATGTTTTAAAATAAATTTTTGTTTATTTTTCCGGGTAAACCATGTCCGAACATTATCATATATATTAATAGAAATGCCGATATAAGTATACTTCTATTTTCAGTTACCATTTGTTCTTGCCCTAATATATATATCATAAAGATATACAGAACGAATCCAATAATAATTGAGTGAAATAACATAGTTAGTCCTCTTTCCATTTATATATAATACAAATATAAAAATGAAAATGAAAAATGAAAATGAAAAATGAAAATTAATATGACTTTTGAAATGTTAAAATACGTAAAAGCCTCCACGGAGACTTGAACTCCGGACCTTTTGCTTACAAGGCAAACGCTCTACCACTGAGCTATAGAGGCACTCTTTATTTTTTAATTAATATTATAATATACACTTTAGTCACTCATACTATGTAACACCTTTGATAAAGTGTAATATACCAAAGCATACAAAACACTTTTTAAAACTATACCAGAGAGATTTATTCCTCCATCTAAATCAAACGTAAAACTCAAATATTTGGAAATAGTGTGATTAAAAACAGGTAACTGAAACAAAAAATATATGACACCCAATAAAATAGGTATTTGTAATTCTTCATAAAAAACTTCAATAGATGCCTTTTTATTATCAGATTTTCTCTTTGATTCAACAATTGATGCCTTATTTTCAATCTCCGCATCATTTATGTAATACTCATGTTCTGGAATGTAGTCAGGAATACTTTTTCTATCAATGGCTACACTATTAGTATTGATTGGTATATCGCGACTAGGAATATTTCCACTTTCACCTGTCTCTTGTATTTCTTTAAATATATCATTCATGCTTACTGAACTAGTATCTTTGCTTTCAATTGAAATTTTTACATTTTCGTTTGATGGCAAATCATTTATATTTGTTACTCCTGTATCACTCATTATTATAAGAATATAATGTGTATTTATATAATTTACGCAAAATCAATAATCTTTTTTCCTTTATTACACGATACAGATGAAATTGTATATTTATAACATTTATCATCATGTTTGAAAGAATTATCCTCTATTTCATCATACAATGTACCTCTATATACAAGACAATTATTGTCATCACATGCTTTCCTAAATAATGAAGCAAGACCCAATCCAAGGATTATTGATATAACATACTTTCCATTTTTGCTTTTTAATAGATTCGTGAATTTATCAATAAGCATTTATAATATATATATATATATGAATAAATTAGTTTTGTATAGAAAAAAAACTATTATCTGATCCACATGGCACTTCTTCCGATTCATATTTAAAACAATTATTTGCCTTATCTTTGTATATATTATCATTGATGTTTTCCGGATTTGGCGATACCTTTATTATTTTAAGTTCTGGTTTCGATAAGTACATATACAATACACCAACCAAAAAACTAATAATGAATACAGATAAAGAAATATACTTCATAATATATTTTGTATGTATATTATAAATTTTACTAATTTTTACTAATTTTTACTAAATATCAAATCTGATAATATCATCATCGTCCACATCAAATAATATTTCCATATCCTTAATATTATGCTTATGTGATTTCAAAACCTTTTCACTATTATTGTCTACAATTTCTCTATGATTAAATCTAAATGAATTTATTCTATCCTCTAATGGTATTATAAAGTCTGAATATATATTATTAGATTCTTCCAATAATTTGGTATCTTTCGTTTCTTTATAATCTTTAATAATTGATTTAATGTTTATAATATATCCCTCCAATTCAGTTTTCAGTACATCCATCTCTTCCGCGTCCTTTGTTTCTTCTAATGACGCCTTTTTACTTTGAAGCCTCATGTAAATTTCGTTGGTATCCTCGTATATATTCATATATTCATCGAATGTGGCAAGTATATTTTCCGTGTCATCCATATCCAAAAGTAACTTTGTTTTATTATTTATAATTTCTTCAGTATATTCAGCCATATCTTCTTCGTATATTGGGAGTATTTTGTTTAATTGAATACGTTTCACCAAACGTATTTCAATTTTTTTATTACATGGTTCATTAGTGTCTCCGCATGTTGCAAACAGGATATTCTTATCTTTTCCAAATATGGTTCCTACCTTTTTTTTCCCACAAAAAATGCAAGACTGTTTTATATTTTTAATTTTTATACGTTTTTCTGGTGTTGATAAATTGGAATTGTCAACAATGTTTTTTTTTAAATTTTCTCTCTGTTTGTTATACTGTCTCTTTAATGAATAATATTTATTGATTGATTGATTGATTTTTGATTCCATTATATACTTTAATATTATTTTTTTTAATGAATTATATCCCTTTCATGTGTGTATTCGGGAAGACCTGTAATATTTCCTGCTTTTTTAGAAGAATGATTATTTTGTATCATAGACATGATATATTGTTGTTTTTTTATTTCTTTTTTTTGTATTTCTTTTGGGCTCAATTTACCTTTATATCTATAGTACAAAGTTATTCCTAAAATCACAATAAAAGAACAAATAAGTATTAAATTGAAAAATATATTATAGTAACGTTCTTTAATAGAATAACAATTCTTTAATGTTTCCCTCATAAAATATTTTACACCCGGTTCAATTAATGTTGGATTATCATACATAATATAATAATACAAATTAAATTATTGATCTTTCCATGACTAATACTAAAATGATACTTTTACAACTGAAAAATAAAATATGAAAAGATATGAAAGTACAGCAATACCAATCGCCATTAACCAAAATGGTATTATCGTTTTATTTTTATATCCAAGACCAAATTGTTTAATAGAACCGTCTGTATTATATAGAAATGATGGTTTAATCACAAAGGATATCATGTAAAATATTATCAAAAAAAATAATATTGAAAATGATAAGACATTTTCTTTTGATACTAACTGCATATTTATAATATATTAATATAATTATTTAATATTTTATTTGCTAAATCATAGAGAATCATAGAGAATCATAGAGAATCAATTGTCTTCACTAAATGTTATATCTGAAAACTCATTGTCCATGTCTCCATGAGTGTAATGCTCGTCACCTTCTGGACGGTTCACGTCGCGGAAGTTTTTGTCATATATTCTTAGACCCTTCTGCTCACCAATATTCCAATCTCCTAGTTTATTTTTTTTCAAAATATTAGAAACTTCTCTTGCTTGGTCTGATTTTTTCTTTAACTTTTTAGTAATTCTGTCCTTTTCGCGCTCTTTTGATTTTAGAACACGTTTTTGTAGTACGTTATTATCGAAATTATACTTTTTTAAATACAATTTAAAATCTAATTTATATGCCTTCATTATATCAATACATCCACTTCGCTCTTGAATCGTAGAAATATGCGCGATCATATAATTCATAATTTTCATAAATATGATGTGTAGTATTTTGATTACCATTTCTGTATCAATAATATACTCATCTTCATTGAGTGATATAGTGTTAATGTTATCTATTAAGTATTCATATTGTTTGAATTTTAGTACGCAAAATGTAAGAATTCTTTTAATATCATCGTTGTTTTTAAACTTTTCTATGAAAGATTGATTTTCAATCAATGCGTTATTAATGGTTTTGTAATGATCCTGCGACAAATTCCAATGTTTTGGTAAAGTTCCAATATGATTCATATTATTCATTATAATATAAGGTATACTCTGGCAGTATTTTTTGATATTATTCTTAATGCTTTGGACTGTATTTGTGGAGGTTATTTGTGTAAATAACGATACCAAGGAATCCTTTTTCTCATTAGTAAATAATACATATTCATTTTGTAATTGCGTTATTTGGTTGTTTAATGATTGTACCATCTCTACGCGATTGATAATAATATCCTTCAAAATATGTTTATCAGAAGTATTATCAATATATTCTATTAAGTTTAGATTCATATCATCCGGCTCAATTGAATTCGTTTTTGTAAGCACACTCTTGATGTGATCTGAAAAGGAAATAGATTTATCATTTGAAATGATATCTTTATTGTGATTGCGGTAAATACTGTTTAATTGAAGTAACATATTAGATTGGGTTTGTTCTTTATATTCTTCATCAACATCAATATTATCATAAACCAAATTCATTGTTTCGGCAGTATAACCGGTACTTGTAGACGAATAAGGTAATTTAAAAACTTCTTTACTTACATAGTTGACAGGTACATTTGAAATACCATCAACAAATTTTTCATTTTCATCCACTATATTGATGTATTTTTGAATGTCATTATCACCGTCCTTCAAATAATCAATAATATTTGTTATGTTGTTTGTTGAACAACATGAGTTCTCAAGATAATATTCATCAGTTGAATGATTTTGTAGATGTAATTCAACATCTTTAATATTATTGTTTAACGATTCAATAATACCATACGAAAATACAATATTTTTTGATTGAACTACGTGTATACTATCCAATATATCCTTTCCTTTTCCCATAGTCGTTTTAATAGAAGATAAATGATTCTGAAACAGTGATTTATCCATCTTAAAAGTCTTCAATGGTGGTAAAAAGGTCAGACTCTTATTTATAAAGATTGATAATAGTTGCTGGCGCTTAATTTCGGCTTCTTTGATTTCTACTAAGTCTTCCTGTATATTATCAAGTATAAATGATTTTATGATCGTAATCAGCTGTTCCTTTATTTTTGTTTCATCTGATTGTTTTAGTTTTTTATTTATTTTTTTCTTTCGTTTTGCAATTAAACAGGAGAAAAATTCAATACCTGTAAAATCGGTTTCATTTTCCAATGGATATCCCTTAAATGACGCTTTACAATCATTTACTCTTATATATTTACCGGTTAATTTGGGAAAATACATTTGTATACCAATAAACATCATAGCAATTGTTAGTAAAACCAGAGTATATTCTTCGTTCTTTTTATTTTTATATTTTTCAAATATGGTAATGGTCTTGAAAACAATATATTCCTTATGAGAACCTAAATCAATATTTATCTCGCCGCTAATATAATTGATTATAGTCAAAACAAACTCTTTAATATTAGATTTATACGAGTCTACCTGAAATGAGTCATCGTCATTTATAATATTGTCATTTCCTTCCAATATATCATCAGTGATTTTATCAATGGTAAATTCCATGTCATCTTTATCAATAATAATCTCATTGGTGTTGGCTACTGATCTGGTATTGATTTGATGTCCTGCTTCATCATAACCCTCGCTTGTATCATAATCAATAGGTGCTATAATGTCTCCACTAAACCTATCCACAATGAATCCGCCATCATCACTCTCAGCCCCTTGTTCCTTATATAAGGCGTTAATAACTTCTTTGTATTTGGAATTATCAAATGAATTTTTTCTCTGAACCATTACACACGCTATCTTAAAATAGAAGGTAGGTAGTATTTTAGTATTTGTTATTTTACAGAAATAAAAGTATTTACTTTCAGGATGTATGGCTGATCTAGTATACTTATGAATAAAAACAAGCAGGTCTTTATTACGAGCAAATGGATCATTCATTGACATTATATCATTTAACTTACCTATATTAGGGGACAGTTGAATATTTAATTCTACTGATTGGCTTCCAAGTAGTTGAGCATATGATTCATATTGTTTTCTTTCATAATTTTTAAGTGTCATAAGTCTTTTATTTAATACCAATATCTTGGTGATACTATCTTCTGTACTCAATTTATTACGTAAATGTTGGTGTTTAAACTCTTCCATCATTGATCGCAATAATTTCCCTTTTACTTCCTTATTCTTTGTATTTGATGTATTACATTCAAATGTTTTGTCCACAGGTAACTTCGTTAATTTATCCTCAAATTCATTATCTTTAAAGTTATTTTTCTCGTAGTTAAGTTTTAAACTTTTTGATTCATTTGTAGACTCAAAGCAATTGACGGATTCGCAAAGATTGTTTTTTATTGGAATAGACGTGTTCAATTTACTCTTTGTTGCTTCTTCATCAAATTCCCATGCGTTATTAGTACGTTTATAATACTCTATATTAGACAACTCGTAATCTTCTGAAATATTTGGTAATATTGCGTAATCGCCTTCGCGTACATGCTTTCTACCCGCCATCATATCACCTGCTACTAAGGAAGCATCCTTTTCAGGAATTCCATTTACCGCTATGAGTTTATTTTTCAAAAACTCTAAAAACTCATCATCTTTCATCTGGAGCTTTTCAGAGGTATATACATTTAACACATCGTATACGGTATCGTCATATACCTTATCATAATAGACACTTTTATTATTATCCATATTGAGATCAGATATAGTTTTGTATTTTTTACTTACCGTGTAAGTTTGACAAATTTCTTGATCTTTGTCCTTTTTCTCAGAGTCATTTTCATTTAATAGATTTTGATAATCTATTTTAATATCATTAACCAATGAATTGGTATTAAATTTAAGAAGTTCTATTAATAACGAAGAGTTATCAAATTTGTTTGTATGCGCAAATAATTCATTACTTGTTTGAAATTCAGATGCGTTTTTCATATAAAATGTATTCAAATCAAATTTATCTGAGTCGTTACTAGTATCGCTTAAATCGTCGTATAGTGATGTTGGTACGGAAAGTGATAAATCATTCATTATTGTTGGAACAGTCTTGTTGAATTTTTTTAATTTAGCGACAGTTATATTATATTGTTTTCTCTGTTGCTTATAGTTTTGCCAATACATATTTATGTTTTTGTACAAACCGTCCAATATTTCTTTGTATTGATGAAAGTGAATATTATTTGAGTAAATATTGTAGGGTTCCACTAATTTTATAAATTCATCAAACGATAGAGTTTTTCGCTTTTTCATAACATGTCTAATTACATCAATGCTATGAGGCAATGCCGTTGAAAAAAATTTATTATATACATCATTATTTCTTTCAATATCATCGTCTAAAATATGTTCAGTTACAGTATTAAATATATTTTCATAGTTTTTGTTATTTACGAGTGCATCTCCCTTTTTACTTATTAAATTGGTGTTTAATTTTAATTTATCCGTAAAAAAATCCGAAAGACCAATTTGTCGCTGCGACATGACAACTTTTTCCAAAATATTTGATTTATACATGTTAATTTTATTCATCTGTGCAAAACAGAACGGTAAGGTTATTAAAGATTTAATATCTAGATAGTCGTTTTGCATAATAATATTATCATTAAAGGATATATTTGATAAATGTGTTTGAGTCAAAAATTTAACACTATTTTGTGTGTCATTACCTATCGTTGTTGTTTCATACATATCGTCATTATTTATTATAGAGGTAGTGTCATGTTTCGCTTTGATTGAATATAAATACTCATTGCTATTTGGTCTAACGTAAGGTGTTAGATATTCATTTATAACGCTCATATAGTCGATATAATTCATGTTATTAGATTCGTAAGAATTGTTTGATTGATATTGGTTATTACGATCAGTTGGGAAGTCTATTTTGATTATGTCGCTATGATCGCCTGTAATATCATATATCTTTTTTTTCTGAACAGTCACTGGAATAATATGTTGAAATGTAGAATTTGAATCTTTGATTACATCTTTAAGTGTATTAAAATTACGTCCATGAGACTTTATTTTTAGAGGATTCTCATTCTTATCAAAAATAGTATATTCTTCCCTTAAATCTTCAAATCGGTTAATCAGTTTTTGTATATGTAATTGGGTATGATTATTTTGCTTGAATGCTGGAATAGAATCTAAATATTTATTAAGCATATCATCTTTTTGCTCCTCAATGGTGTATCTCTTTTTTGAATCTACAACATTAACATATTGTGTAACAAATCCTAAGAGTTCATTATTGCTATACTCTTTGTCAATTACATTTTCTTGCTCTTCATCATATTCGTCGTCTGAGTTATTATATTCAACATTTACTGGTACTTCTGATTGGAAAGTATCTGAAATTGAATTGTCATTATCTGCTTCATTATCCTTTATACGAATATCCATATCGTTATTTTGTTCGGATTCCTCTTTTTTTTCTACATCTTTCTCTTGATTCTCTTGATTCTCTTGATTCTCTTGATTCTCCTGATTCTCTTGATTCTCTTCAATTTGTGTAGGAATATCTTTCACTGATATTGGTTCTTCTCTAATTTTTATGTACTCAATATTTAAATCCTGAGGTATTCCTTTATAAGCAAAATCAATAAATAAAGTATCCTGGTTAGGAATTCGTTTTATTTCAATCATATCTTCGATGATGTTAGTAATAAGTGCTGTCATATAGAAAGGAATGTCTCCGCCAAATTTAATATCAACCCATGTATCCACCAATAAGTTATTTAACTTAACATAACTATTTTCTTTACTGCGTCGTATAACATGTATCTCTTTAATAGAATGATCTGTAAGTTCACCGGTTTTTCCTAGATATAAAAAATCTGTATCTTCTTTATTAATAAGTTTTATCATTTTTTTATCAAGATAATCGATAAAGTATATTTTGTTATCGTATTTAACGTTACTAGGTGATACAATTCGTATTATGTCTCCAAGAAATAAGTTTATTGTGTTATTATGTTCATACTTATTCATCTTATAAATACAGTAGAAATTTTTATATTCATGTTATTTTAATTTATAAAAAATTGACACTAAAAATATTCTTTTCATGATTCATCAAAATATATATAATCATGGCCAATACTATTACCAATACTATTACTCTCAACATTACCGACGATGACGTTTCAAATCGCCGAGGTGTTAAATTTGGATATAATATCCTCAAAAATAATACCATTCGTTCTTCTGTTTATGATAATGATGGATTTCTTCAATCATTTTGTCCTCTTTCATCAGAATCATTGAACGCCTTCTTTACAGATGATGTGTTGAATGAAAATATTCGCGTAGAGGAATTTGTTGAAGGAACTATGATTAATCTTTATCATGATAAAGATACATGGCTTGTTTCTACCAAGAACAGTGTGGGCGGAGAGAATAACTTTTATATTAATGGAAAACAAAAGCAAAAAAGTTTTAAGCAGATGTTCTATGAGTGTTGTCATGAGGTCAATATCAACGTGGAAAACTTAGACAAGACGTACGTCTATTCATTTGTCATGCAACATACTGATAACAGAATTATTAATCCGGTAATGAATAACAGTCTTTATCTCATATCGGCATACGTAAAACCTTATGAATCAAATCCAACATCGATTGAAATGATTTGTGATGTAAAGGAGCTTACACATATTATGCCCCTGGGATCAGTTTGCTTTCCTACGCAGTATAATTTAACTACCCGAAATGACATCATTCATAGATTTGCTGCCCCCTATACTGACTATAGAATTATGGGAGTAAATCTATTTAATACAGAGACTGGAGGCCGTTCCAAGATTAGAAATCCTCCCTATGAGGAACTAAAAAAGCTGAGAGGAAATCAGGCAAAGATTGAGTATCATTACCTGACCCTTCGTAAAGAAGGACGGGTAGATGAGTTTATTGATTTCTTCCCCGAATACACAGAGGACTTCAACTATTACGAATCTAAGATTCTTAATTTCACGCACACGCTTTATAATAACTATGTAGATTGTTACATGAAGCACACTATGCCTTTAAAACAATATGATCAGAAATATAAGAAGCATATGTATGCCATCCATGACGATTATGTCAAAACTAAATGTAAGACAGATATCAGCGCAATTGATGATTATATCTATAAAATTCCTGAGGCAATTCTTATGAGCTCAATCAACTATGAGTATAGAGTAGAAAAGGAGTAGAAAAGGAGTAGGAAAGGAGTAGGAAAGGAATAGAAATTATAATTAAAAATCATATATAAAAATTAGATTAGCAAAGTAGATTAGCAAAGTAGATTAGTAAAGTAGATTAGCAAAGTAGGTAGATGAAAATTATATTTTTTTATTGAAATTTTATTGAAGTAAAATTGATATATAATATTTAAAATACATACAAATCATATAAATATCATTATTATCAAAATGGAAACTTTAAATATATTACCTGAAGAATTGGAATGGAAAATTAAGGGCTACTGCGATGAATTAAATCATAGTGAAAAATTTAAACAAATGAATAGTCTGATTATTAAAGAAGGTTATGTCAATAGATATAAACATACATATCCATTCATGGTAGTAGAAATGTTAGGAATGACCGAATGTGTTCGCATGTTTGATGTAATGCGCGAGTGTAATTGTTGTCAACGTCATAATTCAGACAAACCTTCAAAAGAAGATTTAGTAAATGGATTGATTCCTACATATTTTATACATAATGGTACTAAAAGTAATCATACATATTCCTGTAAATGTCCATGTAGGCATATATGTCGAAACCTATGTAGAGAGATAAATGATATAGAAGATGACGAAATAATAACATAATATCGTATCAATATATCTATTACAATCCTTGAAGATTTACACCTACGTTTATTTGTATATAGTTCTAAATGGATTGCTTCCAAAAACACGTCCTGACCCGGTCATATCAATATAACCTATTTCAAATTCATTATTGTCAGACCAGCAATAGTCATACCATAACATTAAATTTGGTTGTTTATCAAACGCAAACTCAAAATAAAAACTTGTTTTATTGTGGCTGATCGCAGTATATTTCATAATTTTACATTTTTTATCAATAATCGGAGTGATTATATTGTATCTTTCATCGTATTTATGAATTACATTTACATATTTATGGTAATCAATCGCATTATTTAATTTATATTTGATCCGTCCATCATAATCAATTATGATATTCACTAATTCATAAGGAAATTTTTTCATATTATATAATATTTTTTTATCCATTGCGATACTAAATATAATAAAAACATTTATATTTAAAATCAATTTTAAAACAAAATTGATTTAAATATTTCAATAATAGCTTATTATTAAAAGTACAATGACATCATATAACAAATTGTCATTGGATATAACAAAGGCAATAACTAAACAAGAAAAACAAAATGATGGTATTTACTTTACGCCACCTGATACAATTCAAAAAAATATAGAATATTTAAGACCATATTTTAAAAATATTAATTCTGTTCTAGAACCATCGTGTGGCTCATGTGAATATATTACGGCACTTCAAATGGTATATCCTCACCTTAAAATTACAGGCGTAGAAAAAAATCTTAGTGTTTTTGATGCAATCAAACATATTTCAAACGATAATGTAGATATTCAAAATGGAGACTTTCTGAAATATTCAAATGAAAAAAAATATGACTTGATCATCGGAAATCCGCCATATTTTGTTATGAAAAAGAAGGAAGTAGAGCCAATATACTATGAATATTTTGACGGAAGACCTAATATATTTATATTATTCATTATAAAGGCATTGTCTTTATTAAATGAGGATGGTATCCTAAGTTTTATATTACCGAAAAATTTCCTGAATTGTCTATATTATTCAAATACCAGGAAATTCATCTATAATAATTTCAAAATATTAACTATCATGAAATGTGATGATAAATATATAGATACACAACAGGAAACGGTTATTATTATTATTAAAAATTGTAAATCCAATGATAGCAACAATGATAGCAACAATGATAGCAACAATGATAGCAACAATGATAGCAACAATGAATTCACATTAAATATTAACGGTCATAGTATTTTTGGAGAACCTCACAATATTACAAAACTGACAGCATTATATAAGAATTCGGTAACGTTAAAACATTTGGATTTCAACGCATCTGTAGGTACAGTGGTTTGGAATCAGCATAAAGATATATTAACTTCTGACGATACAAAGACGCGTCTCATTTATAGTTCTGATATACATAATAGAAAACTAGAGTTTAAAACCTATAAAAATGATAAAAAGAAAAACTTTATAGATAAATTGGGTATTTCTGAACCACTATTGGTGGTAAATAGGGGATATGGCAAAGGAAGCTATAAGTTTGATTATTGTTTAATCACAGACAATTTCGAATATTTGATAGAAAATCATCTGATGTGTATAAAATATACAAAACCAGAGAAAAAAGAGAACGTGTTACATCTATACGATCGTATAATAAAATCACTAAATGACGAACGAACTAGAGAATTTGTAGATTTATATTTTGGAAATAACGCAATAAATACAACTGAACTTAATACAATATTGCCTATCTATTGAAGTTCATGTGTATTCAATATCTATATTTAATGTCTATATTTAATGTTTGCTTAATTATTGTTTAATGATATATCAACAATATTCATATTTTCTTTTGCCTCCATAACTGCTTTATTTTTTTTTGTTGATATTTGGAATGCTGGAAAAGCAATTCCATTCCCATTTTTCCACCTTAAAAGGATTGTTAGTTCCACGCCCATTTTTGTTATACATAAATACCTATATTTGGATGATTCTTTTACATAGGATACGATCATATATTTATCCATATCAACTTCTTCTTTATAGAACTTTCCATCCTTATACATCATATAAATTTTATCCTTCTGTGTTTCCTGTAAATAATTAGTTAATTTATTAATATCAAGATTATTATTCTCAATAAAATATGTGATACTTTCTTTGGAAACCATATTTGAATATGTATAGAACAATATTGCCTTCTCATCTCCGGTATACTTGCTGCTGCTGCGACATCCTTGATAATATAAGTCTTGAAGAGGTTTAGTACATATAGGACTATTATTATGAATTTGGTCCAAGTAATCCTTTTCTATAGGACATGTATGGTTTGCTATTTTACATAGCTCATGTAAATATTTTTCCCAAAAATATGATTCGTATGATGAATCAAGATATTGTGAAGGACGCATAGGTGAAACGAATTGAGGAGTGTCATCTACTTTTGACGCATTAAATTTAAATTCAATATTATACTGAGCATTATTTTCAGTTATGATCATAAAATCATAATTATACTTTCGTCCTGCTCGTAATATTGCTTTATACTCGCATAATAGATCTATATTTAAATCATTATGAATATATAAATTTAATGCGTCGCGTAATTCTGTCCATTGACTAGCGTATTCTTTGTCATTAAAATAGTCGTCTGGAATAGCTTTATTCAATAAGCAAACTATTATTGACTCTCGTTTTTTATTCATCTCATCATTTTCATTGCGGGACGTATTGCGAAACGCAATAATATCAGATACGTTTACGTTTATCATTATTCAGTTATTCAATTAAGGTTTAAATATTTTTTATACTTAGTCAATTTTCATCATAACTTATCTGATATTTCTAATTTCAATACCAGTAAAAAATGTAAATATATATATTGTAGAAATACTACTTGCGAGTTATTCAATAAATAATTGTTCAATCTCTTTGAATAATTGCTCGCCCTCATCACATGCTTCGGACATATTTTTAATAACTGTATCCTTCTCTACAATATTTTTGTATCCCAGACGAATAATACTATATTCGTCATGTGGATGCTTCTTTTGAAATCCACAATACGATAGTGTCTCATCGCCTTCATAATATTTAGTATATAATAGATATTCTAGACATTTTCCGAAACTATGGTCCTTATTGTGTAAAATAATATCAAATGAGTTTTCAATTGTAGTATCTGACATATTAATAGGTACTTCGCTAATGTTTGCTTTAAAATCAATTATATCATCATATATAAATTTACACGATCTTTTGACCAGTTGGTATGCTGAAAATGGCCCAACTGTTTGAATTGTAAAGTCAAAGCTGTTTGGTATGAATATTCTTTTAGCATCCAATGTATACCAATCGCGTTTTAAATAATCGATATCGTCTGATGTAAGCTTTTCATCTTTTTTCAATTCTTCTTCTTTCTTTTTCCATTCAATATCTATTTTGTTTTTGTCTGGTGTAAACCCGTATGATGAGTTACATGCCACGTTGAACATAGAATCGTTTCTAGCACAGGACTTACTTATTTTACATGTAAGTTTTAGACGTTCTCCTGGAATTTCAGATGAAATTTTTGGTCTCAACCGTACTAAATCAATATATTGGCTACTAATTGTATTTTTTGGAAATATCTTCTCTACATCTTTTTGTGGCATATAGTTGTTGGTGATTTTATCATATAGCTTAAAATCTTCTGTAGTAACATAATCAACCATATTAGAAGTATTTTCTTTGTCAATTACCAACACAAAATTATCGATAGGAAACTCATCGTCATCAATATGAATTGGAATACAGCTTAGGCGCTGCTTTAGAATTTCATTATTCAGTCGGGTAGTATTAACCTCAAATGTTGCATCGCATTTATCATGTGGATAAGTTCTAAACACACAGGTTTCAATATCAGACAAAATAACCCTCCTAATGGTGTTTGCGATTGTTACATTTACATTTTGTAAAGTAAATTGTAGCACGTCATTATCCAAGAATATATTATCAACTTTAGGTCCCATTATTAATGATATATGAAAACATTTTAAATTATTTCAATTTTATATTAAATTATATAATTATATAATATAATATGTCAAATCTTACATATAACGATATGAGATCTAACACTAGTGCATCGGATCGTCTATATAAATTATTGAATGGTAAACCATTTGATCATAAAAATTGTGTCGAACATTGTAATATTTATGTGGATGGTGGTTCCTTGTCGTCTCCTTACTATAATTTTTATTTTGATAAAGAAGCAACTAAGCAATTCAAAATTTTAGATATGGATATCACCAAAACATATAAATTTCATAGATTAGATGAAGCAATAACTCATCCTTTCTATATCAGTGATGTAGGAGTAAATCAACAATCCAGTGATAAAATATTAATTATTGGAGATGGTGCCCCGACTACTGGCATTACTGGAACACAAACATTTATTTTAAAATTTAAGCAATCATTCTCCATAAACAGTACTTTAACATACTATTGTACAAGTCATTCAAGTATGACCTCTACATTTAATATGATAACTAGTGCCGTGCCTAGAAAAGAAAATAATTTGACTACTCATAATAATGAAAATACGAATGTCAATTATTCAAAGCATGTAGGCACATCTTCAGATAAAGTATATTCTATCCGTAAAAATCTAAAGTGTAATGGATGTTAAATAAGCTCACAAACTAGCAAAATATGTGTGTAATATACATGAATGAACAATCATATAATATCAGGCATACCTCAGAAAATAATGATGGATACGATAAGTGGCGATATACAATATATACAACAATGATATTTCTCTTCATAGTTAATCCATACACATATAAAGCTTCAAATTTATTGTTAGGTAATTTCGTTAATACATGCTCCTCAAATGGATGTCCTACATATATAGGAATACTTCTTCATGCCGTAATATTTACACTTTTGATTAGATATATAATGGAATTCAATATATAAAATACAGTAAAATACAGTAAATTTCTGTTAAATAAAATTTATGAATTTAGTTTAAAGATTTCAATTATATTATAATACATATTAATGGACGTATTATACTATAGCAATTACTGCAATTTTTGTAAAGAGCTATTGACAAATATCACTAAATCAGATGTTAAAAAAGACATATATTTCATATGTATTGATAAAAGGGTAAAGAAGAATGGATTAATATATATTCAATTGGAAAATGGAAAAGAAATTAAGTTACCTGATATAATTAAGACTGTACCTACCATGATATTATTTTCACGTGGAAATTTACAACTAGAAGGAAATGGTATATATAATTATATCAATACTATGGAAAAGGAACGCAATGTAATACGCGACGAACCTGATGCTTTTTCTTTAAATTTTGATTCTATTTCATCGGATACATATTCTTTTATTGATACAGAACCGGATCAAATGAACGCAAAGGGAGATGGTGGAAGTATGCAGATGCATAATTATGTGGACATATCATACGCGGATAATATAACCACTCCTCCCGAAAATTACGTATCCAATAGGATAACTTCATCTGATGAAAACGTATTGAATAATTACATGAAGGAACGTGAAAACGAATTACCTGTTCATAAAAACCCATTGACAGATAATCTATAAACTATATTAAAGATTTTTTAATATTATATAATAATAATAAATGCCTAATCCTTATTTAACCGCATTTAATAATCAGTTCCTAGAGTTTGTAGAAGATATTTTACGCTTATTTCCAAGTGATAAAGACTTAATAACTACAAAAAATAGTCTTTTACTAATGAAAAAAATGAATCCTCGTCTCATAGTAATGGCATGGCGCGATTTCATTGCATCTCCTTACGGGGATGAAATAGAGATAGGAGGGTTGGAATTTTTCTTAAATAAAGACTATTCAAGTGATCTATCTACTATGCCAGATGCCAGGAAAATATTAGATGTCATAGAAAGATTGCGTGTTCCATTAAGAAATTTACACGATGATGATAAAGTGATGGCAATGAAGTATATCAGTAATCTAACTAAATTATCATTATTATATGCTTAAAATATAACAAATCATTGTAAATATGTTAAATTAACAATATAAATATATTATTAATTTAATAGTAATGCAAAAAGATACGCAAGGTATTTCTGAAGAAAACACCGAAGAAAAGACCGAAGAAACATGTTCTCTGAAATCAGAACATCCAAATGAATCAGATGCTGCTAAAGAGGAACAGCTGTTAAAGTTTGGAAAAATAATGAATGATTTTATAACCGATTTAAAAACAACATTTCCAGAATTTGAAAATAAACTAACTATCCATTATGATGAAGATAATAATCTTAAAACCGAATATTTACTTGAACATTGTACTCGCGTATACCCTGAACGTTTTTTTGACTTTTTATATAAAAATGAATCAATTATTAATGACGATAATATAAATACTGAATTTTTACCAGCTCTTGATTTAAATGATATATGGTCACTTGAGGGTATTACTGAGAATACTAAAGATACGATATGGAAATATCTACAATTGATATTATTTTCAATTATAGGAGATATGGATGATAAAAAGGGATTTGGAAATACCAGTCAGTTATTTGAAGCGATTAATCAGGATCAATTGAAAGAAAAAATGGAAGAGACTATGAAAGATTTATTTGAATTGTTTAATGATAAAGATACCAAACCTGATGGCAATACAGATGTTGATGATGATAATGCTGTTCCTGATGGCGAAACTTCGTCGGATACTGAAGGACCTGAATTTTTAAATCCTGAAAATATGCAGGAACATATTTCCTCATTATTGGGAGGTAAATTAGGGAAGTTAGCAACTGAGATAGCAGAAGAAACCGCAAATGATTTTGACATAGACATTGAAAATACCACCGATTCACAGGATGTAATGAAACAACTATTCTCGAACCCTAAGAAATTAATGGATTTGGTTAAAAACGTAGGCGGAAAATTGGATAGCAAAATCAAATCCGGCGATATTAAGGAAAGTGAACTTATGGCAGAGGCTGGTGAAATTATGAAAAAAATGAAAGATATGCCAGGAATGAAGAATATGGGAGATTTATTTAAGAATATGGGTGTTCCTGGTGGAGATATGAGTGCGATATTAAAAACAATGGGTATGCCGGGAATGGGAAAGAACACTAAATTAAATATGGGAGCAATGAATAGTCGTATGAAAAAAGAAGAAGCAAAAGATAGAATCCGAAAAAAAGCTAAAGAAAGTGTACAAAAGAGAAATGAAGAAAAACATGCCCAGGAAGAATTTGAGAAGAAGAAAAAAGAATTTATGGAAAATGATACTTTTGATGTCGATCAGATAATGAAAGATTTAGAACTTACAAATAATGTAGAAGTTGTACAACAAAAGAAAAAGAAAAAGAAAAAAAGTAAAAAGTAAAATTATATTATCCATTCAATATATAATGTCTGATGTCATTTGGTTCAATAAACCATTAGTAATATTAAATGAAAATCATCTATATGAAATTATACCAAAAAATCATATGAGTAAGAATAGAAAAATTAATGCTATTTCTAGACTTATTATAATAGTTACCAGCTTATTGTTTATCATAACAGGTAAATTTTCATATTTAATAAGTGGTATAGTTTCTTTAGGATTAATATATATTATTACATTTAATAAAAAGGAAGGGTTCGCGAAAAAAAATAAAAAAAAAGCAACAAAAATAAAAAGTGTTGAACAATCTACAAATCCATTAGATAACGCAATGATTGGAGGAAATAACGATAAAGAAGCTTCGTCAAATGCATATGGTGAAGAAAATATTGAAACCATTAATACTTCCGTTAAGAAAATGATTCAAGAGCAAAATTCATCAATTGATGATATAAACAGCAAATTATTTAATGATTTAGGAGAAAACTTAGAATTTGACAGATCTATGAGACAATTTTACACCACCGCTAGTACAACAATACCAAATGATCAGGAGGGATTTGCTGATTTCTGTTACAAAGATATGACATCTGGAAAAGAAGGCAATGAATCAGCATTGTTAAAAAATAGTATTCATTTACATACATCTCATTTATAAATCGCATTTATAAATAATTAAAAAATATATTATATTATTTATTATTATATAATATAATGGCAAAAAATTCAGATTATATGTTTAATAAATTAGCAGGATTAGGTGAAGATAGTTGTTATTTATCTCAAACTGAAATACAAAACGCAAATACATTAAAGTATAATGTTCACACTACTGGAAATTCCATTGATCCTGCTATGGATTTAGCATTATCTAATGGAATGAATTATACAGGAGGTAAAAATATAACTGGATTAGAAGGTTCGAATGTTGAACAAAGCAATAGACTCCTTTTAGGAAGTCGTGGGACTCATCCTCACAACAAGCTATCTTTAAGAGAGCGTGATTATCTCACAGTCCCTTATCTAGGTCGCGGAGAGAGTAATGTAGATGCTGAGAATATACTCATGCTCGGCGAAGCACATACTGAAAATAAAAAATCTCTATTTCCTGTAAGCGAAGAATGCTACGGTCAATATTGTAATACACCTCTTATCAAAGAGATTGAGGATAAAATTACTAATCCTGAATATTTAGTAGAGGGTACTCATAACAATTGGATTCGTGGAGGACTTCCTTCGCGTGAATTGAATAGAGACTCGCAGACCAACAACTAAACAACAACTAAACAACAACTAAACAACAACTAAACAACAACTAAACAACAACTATACTGATTTTGGGTAAATTATGTATTATGTAATAAATATTATATTATTATATAATATCATGGCGTCTACTAGAAATAAAAATACAAGAGAAGATTACAATTTAGAAAAGCAGAAAAATAGATGCTTTACAGACTATCAAGATTACAAATACTCTAGTCACAATTTTGATCCTAAGTTTGCCGGATTTGGATTAATGCCAGCAAAAATGAATGGAAATGATTTAACTCATAACTACGTCACTGTAGAATCCCAACTATTCGGTATTGGCGCAAATGATTTAGAGAATAACAGATCTTTACAGTCACCTGATTATAAACACATGGGCGAACATGCTTTGGTAGAAAAGGATGCTGTAATGGTACCCGACCCATTGGTAATTGAAAAACATCAAAGACATTTACCTTAAAATTTACCTTAAAATTTACCTTAAAATTTACCTTAAAACAATAATTTTATAATATATTATAATATATTATATATATTATATTATGGCATCTACGAGAATAAGTAACGATAAAATACGAATTAATAAATATTTACAACAATCTACTGATGTTGGAAGACATGTTATGAACGTTCCTGGAAATGGATTGAATATACCCTACATAAATGATCCTCAAGTACGAATGCAGATGTGGGGGGCTAATCGGGTACATGATATCATTGGTGTTGAAAATTCATTAATGTGTATCGATAGACCTTTAACGCGCGAATGTATGAAAAGTCAGTATACGGCACCCGATATGAGTAAAATGGACTATTCTACTGAAAGTTTTGATATTATGGAGAGCAACATATCTCAGCCAGCATGGAATTTAAGAGATAAAGAAAGTGAACGGGTTCATGGATTTCAAGACGAACAAAACGACGCAAATCTGTTTATTCCTTTCAATACTAATTTAGGAACACGTATGTATGAAAAAGATAATTTTTGTCGTGATTAAATATAATGGAGTTAAGAAAACAGATATATTTTGATACAATAAAAGATATTTGCCCTCCGACACATGATATTAATGATATTACATTTAAAGTTTCAGGTATTTTAAATGTATGTTTAATTGAATATAGAATAATGGACGAAATTGAGCACGTTTTAAATGCTCTTTTACACGTATACGATAGTGACGAAATAGGACTCACTATTGTGTGTGGATCACAAAATGAGGATTATATAAGAGATAAGTTTAATCATTGGAATAACTTAAGAATCATAAATACAGGACATGCGAATATGACAAGACATTCATATTCAGCATTATTAAAGTCTCCTAGTTTTTGGGAACAGTTTACTATGTGGAGCCATGTGTTGGTATACCAAACAGATGCGCTCATTTTACGGAAAATAGATGAAGTATATTTTGATTTTGACTATATCGGTGCTCCATGGAAGGATATACATAAATGGTTGGGTAAAAATAAACCTACATATAACGGCGGTAATGGTGGATTTTCTTTACGAAGAGTATTAGCCATGATACAATCATGTGAATGTAACCGTAATTTGTCCCATGATGAGATTAGTGTTGTTAATGAGGATGGATTTTTCTGCTCAAACGATACATTGAATTTTGCACCTGAAAACTCAAATATTCATAAACAATTTTCAATAGAAGAAATATTTTATGAAAACCCTGTAGGGTGTCATCAACTATATCGTTATATTACTGATAATGAATTCTATACAATTATTAATATAATTAAGCAACGATTTCATAAACAATCATCTACACTTATATTTACATTATTTGGTGGCATAAATGGTGTTGGTTTTTACAATCAGATATTTTCACTAGAATTAGCAATATTTATGTCAAATTTTTTTAAGCGTGAGTTACATTTAATTATTAATAAACCTCTGGCAGCATTAGGAGTTGGTAATTGGAATCTAGGAACAATATTTGACTATATTGAAGATATATCACATCTATTACCGTATGGATTTAAAATTATAAAGAGTGATAATTTAGAGAAGCTATATAATAATATATATACCGTTAATTGTGAAAAATATATTTCTTCATGTTATTACGTTGAAGACAGTTTTAGAACGGATGAATATTCAAAGGATGTTCTAGAATTTGCTAATGGACGTACAGATATATCTAACGAATTAGATTGTCTATTTGATTATTCGAAACAATATGTACTATTTGATAAAAGTAACGCTTCTAGAATATATTACAACTTTTATATCTCAAAAGAGAAATATATATTGATGAATTATATTTCAGAAAACATTAAATTGAAGAAAATAATATTGAATTGCGTTGATGTAATCAAATTGCCGCGTAAATTTATATCATTGCACATTAGATTTGGTGATATTGGAAGAGGTAATTTTATAAATCCTCGGCGCATAATTAATAATATTACGAATTGGATGTCCTTACATAATACAAATAATCATCCATTAATAATTATGTGTGATCACCCTAAGCATCCGGTCATTAAAATATTAGACATGAAGTATAATGTGCTCATGTCACATAATTTAATTAACAATGATAAAATAAAACAATTATATAAAAATCCCGCAATTGCTATGTTTTTAATAGAAAAAACAATATGCGAACGAGCAGATATATTTATAGGCACCGCAACGAGTACTGTATCAGTACATATCAATTATAATAATTATCTAAACTATAAACCGTATTATCATTACAATGATTGTTATGGTAACGTGGAAGATAATTTTGATAAACAAATGTTAAAATTTATAAAAGTGAATCCAGAAAAAAAATGGACATGGGGTAAATATAATTATATTGAAGGTCATCCTTTATCATGGACACTTTTTTTCAATGACAATATCTATAGATGAAGAAATATGACAATTTGAGTTTAATAACTCACGAGTATATTCAACCATTTTCTATTTTGATTAGTAATAATATAATGATTATTAATCAATTTTTATATATTACATGAAAAAATGTTTTTAACTTAACTTAACTTAACTAGACATTGTAGATTTAGGTTAGATAATTGCATACGGTATCACTAGAGGTGGGTTTGATAAAATTGTGAATATCATCTAACCATTTATCTAAAACCGGCTTATCAAATATACTACGATTTCCATCCAATGTTAATACAGGAATATTATTTTGCTCTTGCGTTTTGATCATTTGTTCATGATATGTATGACATGTGTTTAAATATTCCTGCTCTATATTACTTTCACCATTTCGTGACCGCGTGGCAATTCTATCGTAACATTTAATTGGATCTGTTTTGACATATACAATATGAGTTATGGCAGTATCGCTATTAAAAGAGTCAAACCATTTATTATAAATTTGATATTCGCAACTTCCCATAATTTTTCCATCATATAACATTTGTGCAAACACATACTTATCAGTCGATAGACTACGTTCGGTAAATATATAGTTATGCTCTGTTTTCAGTGCTGTTTTTAGTTTTTCTAGACGTGATATATATGCCATCATTTGGAATGGGAATGCATACTTTTTCTGATCGTTGTAAAATTTACTTAGTATATCATTATTTTCATCATCCTTAATTTTAACCCATTCATCTACAGGTTCATCTAAAAATACTAAATCAATATTTGTATTTATATCCTGTAATTTTTTAATCAATGTAGATTTACCTGATCCGATATTTCCTTCAATTGAAATGATATATTTCCTATTCATTATAATTATGTATATTATAATTAATAAATAATTTCATTTCAATTTTATTCGAAATTAGAATGGATACAAAAGATCGTAATGTTCTAAATTTGAGTACAATAAATGTATTTCATTATTTATATTTTTAGAACCATGTATTGGTAAATATATTTCTTTATCTTTCTTAGTAAGTTGTTTGCATGAACCATCTATCCAAGTGTATATACATACTTTTATATTATACTGTGTTGCAATGATAGTTGGTAATATATCGAATATATCAATATCATATACTTTATCCTTCTTTAATTCGATTAGATCATTAATTATTTCACGTTCACTCATACCTGTATATGCTTTGATAATATCACGTATGTCCTTATTATTTTCGATATATGATGTTACATTATGTCGAATATTACGTCCTGATATGTGGTTACTATTAGATAGTTTAAAATATCTGGATATTGAACTAAAAAAACAATTCCCAAAGGGTTTGCTCTTATATATTTTCAATTTTAATGCGTCTAATGAACGTTCAAGATGTATTGAATCATAATACATGATACTCTATAAAGATAATAAATCTTTAAATATTCATATGATTGACTTATTTCAATTGTTTTACTATAATCATAATGGGAATGGTCTATATCTATGGTTCAGGTTCTGGTTCTGGTTCTGGTTCTGGTTCTGGTTCTGGTTCAGGCTCTGGTTCTGGTTCTGGTTCTGGTTCATCTTCTATAGTGAAATCAAATGTAACATCACCTTCCACCAAATTTAAACCCCCTCCATCACTAACCGATATTGTTACAGAAATAGTACGGTCATCCGAACTTAATGTTTCATAATCCATTTGTTTCAATAATTTAACTTGATTATTATCAACTTCAAATGTTCCTGTACTATCTGTTAATGTATATGTATATTCTGTCATGATTAATCCAAATCTAAAAAAAGGAAGGCCATTATACTCATTTAGTGTTATACGTATGTATCTGGTATTTATTAAATTATCAAAAACACTGAACTGATACGCATTTCCATTGACATTTCCAATAAATTCATATTCATCATCAGTACCATAAGGATATTTAGGCTTGACCGATGTCCATGTGTCGTTATCCGGACTGGATGCGACATAATATGATTTTGTATAGTTTGTATAACCAGGTCTTCCTCTAGATACTATTCCATAAACATCCTGAGTGTTCAATAAATCAACCACAACTGTTGGGTTGTCCTCTGTGTTAGAGTACCAACCAATAATACCTGAATTATAATTATTTATACTCACGGTGGACTTATTGAAATGCTTGGTACTGCTTTCTTGGTAGTAACTACTATAAACCCTCTGTTCTTCAGGCGGGTCATACACTCCGTCATCAATTGCACCGAGATACCCAACAACATCTCCAACAGATACCGTTTCAGGGACATTATAGAAATCGCTTGAATTATTTTGCAAGTTATAAACAATGTTATTAAATAATACAC